GGTAGTTTGCCGTCTTTCCATAGTTTGATGGTCTTGTATGCATCAGGGCACACAATAAGCATTGGCGCTCCTGGTTTTGCCACACGAGCCATGTCTTTAAGAAATGCAGGAACTTCATGCCATGCAATATGCTCCAGTACATGGCTCATTAACACTGCATCAAAGGTGTTGTCTTCAAATGGGTATGGTTCGCCTGGTTTAAGAAGTACATCAGGACGTGTTTCATGATTTTGCCATACGTCGGTATTTACCCAACCATCGGCATAATGGGTTCCGCACCCTGCGTTAAGAAGTTTCATTGATGTAAACTATACATGTGATTGTGACCTACCCGATTCATACGCCTTCTATGCAAGATGCCATTGATCAAGCAATGCGTCTTGCTAAAGCGCATGGCTACAAGTCGTCTGTTTTATTAAACATTCGGTCTGTAGGGGCAGGTGCATGGGAAGTCAAACTCCAAGTACTGAAGTAACCGACTGTAGCGAGCAGTGTGTTCGGTGTGGCGCTCGTATGCGCCCAGAGCATGCTCATTACCGTTGCCCCGAATGTGGGTCTAGAGACGCCTGCTGTGAAGGGGTATATTAAGTGTTTTCTATTCTATTCCACGAGTACATTGTTAAATTTGTAGTACAATGTATTACCGAGACTCAACGAGGGCGGGTTGCCTGCGGGCGGCCCGTCTTTCGTGTCTAAGGAGGGTCATGAAAGTTCGTAGAGGGTTTTGGATCTATTTCCCTGTAGCCCTATTGGCTTGGATTTCTCCAGTTACTTCTGTTAAAGCAGACGCTCTTGGTAACTGGACATTCAGTAAGTCCTGTGCAAACTCTGGTTCAGTTGAAGTTGTAGGTGCAAGTATTGTTCTACATGGTCCTGATGGTAGCGGGTGCTCAGGACAACCCCATTGGGTCAAAATTGAATCCACAATACCTTCTGGGATAAACACAGTTGACTTCTCTTGGTTTTACCAAACGAATGATGGACCTTGGTATGACCCGCCACAGTACGCAGTTAACGGTGCGTACGTCACGCTTGGAAATACTTGGCAACAAACTCAAAGTGGAACTAAGTCAGTACCTGTGCAAGAAGGGGATGTGTTTACCTTTCGCCAGTACTCAACCGATACTTGTTGCCAACCTGGGCATCTAACAATTAGTAATTTATCTTTGTGGACAGCCGCCCCAGAAACAACTACAACAACGACTACTACTTCTTCCACCACTTCCACAACGACAACAACCACGACGACAACAACCACAACGACAGAGCCGCCGACAACGACCACAGAGTCCACGACAACCACGAGTACTGAACCTCAGACAACGACAACATCTACTTCCTCAACTTCCACAACAGTGCCAGAAACAAGTACCACGTTAGTGGAGAATACAACAAGCACCACCACAACAACTTCATCTACATTGCCTCCCGTTCCTGAACCGCCCGTTGTAGTACCGACAGGCACCACAACGACAACAGTAGAGGAAACCACGCCAGAAACGACGCTTCCTGAAGAAACAACAACGACAACTGCACCAGCGCCAACAACGACTGTGCCAGAAACAACGACAACTGAAGCATCCCCTGATACTACCGTAGAAGAAACCACAACCACAACTATTCCTGATGCAATTATTACCCCAGAAGAAGTTGCTGCCGTAGTTGATCAACTTACTACCATTACAGAAATTACCCCAGAAGTTTTGTCTAATGTTGTGAATGCTCTGAATTCAGACAACATTACCGAAGAGCAAGTTCAAGCCATTGTGGACGCTGTGGTTGAAAACTTAGACACCCTTACTGAGATTACCCCAGAAGTTTTGGATCAGGTTATTGGCATCCTTGAGTCAGACAACATCACCCAAGACCAAGTTCAAGAAGTTGTGGACACTATTTTGGCTACTGACATATCCAGTGACCAAGCAACCCAACTTGCTACCAGCGCCGCAGTTTTGGAAAACATTACTGGGGACCAAGCGGCTGAAGTGTTTGCTTCCATTAATACTGGGGAATTGACCGCCGAGGAAGCCTCTGCCATTGTTGAAGCACTTGTCAATGCTCCGACCGAAGTTAAAGAATCGTTTGAAGCGGAAATTAACGTGTTTGAGGGCGGTTTTGACGAGTATGTGCCGACAGATTCAACAGTATCGGTAGGAGTACGCCGTGTAGTGGTAGCCGCCACTACGGTATCATTTGTATTACCTGCACCAGTTGTTTCTAGACGTAGATCCAAAATTTAAGAGACCGTCTTAGGAGACTTGTGAAGAAACTTATTGATGAAATGCATGCTTTGGCGTGGACTTTGGGTGGAACGGGCATGGTCCTAATTACCCTTAGCGGTCAGACTTTGAAATGGGGTATTTGGATCACGATCGCCTCATTGGCTATCCATCTTGCTGGCGCCCTTCTAAAAGGTGACGACTCCGTAGAGTAAACTTATAACATGACCCATCGTTCCCACACCGTTAATTACAGCATTACCCGTGGGCTGCCGTGGGAACGCTTGCTTATTGTCAAAGATCGCCGCACCCATAAACAGGTAAAACCTACTGAGGCTCGGTCATTTATCCAAACCACAGGATTGGCTAAAAAAGAAATCACTGTAGATCTAACGGCTGAAAATGGAATCATGCTCTCATTGAGCGCCGAAGAGACTCAAGACCTTCCTTTAGGTGAACTTGAGTATGACGTCCTTGCCACTATCAATGATATTCAGCGCCCTGTTGCACGGGGTACAATCGTTGTATCGGCTCTTGACAACATTACACCTCTGGAGGACTCACAGGCAATGGAAATCCGCTTCAAGCAACGTGTGGACTTCCGTCGCACATTCACATGGAAAGACGCCGATGGCGACATCCTCACGATTCAAAACGCCTATATGCAGGCAAAAGACACCGCAGGGGCGACTGTATTGGATCTACGTTGGTACTCCAGTGTTCCATCAGAAGCCACAATTGTTGCATTGGATGGAAACCGCCGTGGTTACCTTGCCCCAGCATCGGGTGCCACACTAGAAATGCACGTTTCAGACAAAAACACAGTGTCCTCAGGCAGTTACAACTTTGATTTGTTTGTTCAGGACTCGGCTGGTGATTGGGATTGTTTGGCATCTGGAACTGTTGTTGTAGAAGCCGCTATCTCAGCACCGCCCGCATGACCACCAAAACCGTAGAGGTAACCAAGCAACCGAACAAGTACGTTACGGTAACGCAGAAAAAGACAGTTTCTACTGTCACAGAGCCTGCTGACCAAGTAATTGAAGTTCATGATCCAGGTGTTGCTGGACCTGCAAACAACCTAACTATTGGAACAGTTACGGTTGCTGAGACAGCAAGCGCCAGTATTACTGGGGTTTCCCCAAACCAAGTACTTAACCTTGTTTATCCTTCCGCTGTTCGGCATGTTCATACACAAGGAACGGCATCTACAACGTGGACAATTAACCATGCATTAGGTGGTTACCCATCGGTCATGATTGTTGACAGTGCCAAAACGGTGGTTTATGGGGAGATTAACTACCTGTCCACCACACAAGTTGTAGTAAACTTTTCATCAGCGTTCTCAGGCTATGCCTACCTCACGTAAGGAATTTTAATGGCTCAGAAGTTTCTAACTAATATTGACCTTAACCAGAATCAACTGCTTAATGGTACATTTGAAGTAGTAGGCACCGACCCTAACACGGGCAACTTTGATGGTCGGATGATCTTTAATAGCACTGAAGGTGTAATTAAAGTTTATGACGTAACTGCCTCCGCATGGCGAAAGATGATCACTGGGGTTACCTCGTCTGGTTCCCAGTCAAGTGCCCTTACCATCAGCGAATCCAACGGCGCAATTACCATTACGCCAAACCTTGCTACATCGGCAAGTGCAGGTCTTCTCTCCGCCTCAGACTTCTCAAAGTTGGCAGATGCTACATCGGAAGCAACTGCAAGCAAGTTGGTTATCCGTGATTCTAACGGTCAAGCCAAGTTTGGAACACCTACTGATGATGCTCATGCCGCAACTAAAGGTTATGTAGATGCCGCTCGTTCAGGTCTTGATGTTAAGCAATCAGTTCGTGCTGCTACCACTGGACCAATCAACCTTGCTAACCAACTTGAAAATGGTGACACTCTTGACACCACCGTAACTCTTGCAACTGGTGACCGTGTTCTTGTTAAGAACCAAAGCACTGCATCTGAAAACGGTATCTACGTTGTACAAGCATCTGGTGCCGCAGTTCGTGCAACTGACTTTGACTCTAACGCAGAAGTAACCCCAGGTGCGTTTACCTTTGTTGAAGAAGGTACAGTAAACGCAGACAGTGGTTGGGTAGTCAGCACAAACGGAACTATTAACGTAGGTGTTACTGCAATTAACTGGGCGCAGTTCTCAGGAGCAGGTCAAATTACAGCAGGTGCTGGTCTTACTAAGACTGGCAACACTATTGATGTTGTTGGAACCACAGACAGAATTACTGTAAACGCTGACAGCGTTGACATTGCATCAACTTACGCTGGTCAAAGCACCATTACCACTGTAGGCACCATCGCAAATGGTGAGTGGACTGCAACAAAAATTGGTATTGCTTATGGTGGTACTGATGCTTCAACGGCATCTGGTGCTCGTACAAACCTTGCAAGCACCTCAACAAGTGGTCTTACCACTAGCACCCCAGTATTGGCTCGTATTTCCAAACAAGGTTGTGCCGCAAGTAGCGCAGGTGTGTCAACCACTACAGTTACCCATAACTTTGGTACAACTGATGTAATGGTTCAAATTTACGAAGTTTCAACTGGTGCTACGGTAATTGGAGATGTAACCCGTTCAAACGGAAACACAGTTTCTGTAGTATTGTACGGAACCATCTCGGCTAACGATTACACCATCGTAGTAACGGGCTAATAATTAAATAGACCTTGAGGGGTCACAACATAGGAAGCGATTGAGGTCGTGGCACAGAAATTTACAGTACCTATTACTGTTAAGCAACTTGCTTCTGCTGGTTCTGATGCTGTCACCGTTTATGTTGATGCTGATACTTATGCTCGTTTAAAACTTGAAGCAGGAGGTCGCCTTGTTTGGGGTTCTGGTTCTGCTACTGGTGACGTAACCCTTTACCGTGAATCAGCCGATGTCTTAAAAACAGATGATGCTTTTAAGGTTGGTGGTCTTTTTACAGTAACTGCATCATCTGGAGATGAGGGTGGCGAAATTAACCTTGCCAAGCCTGCAACAAACTCCACTATTTCTGGAAACGTTGCAATTGACATTTATCAAAACAAGATTCGTATTTTTGAAACTGGCGGTTCTAACCGTGGTGCTTACATTGATTTAACTTCTGCTAATACAGGTGTTGGTTCAAACCTTCTTAGTAGTGGTGGTGGAGCAACAACACTTGATGGTCTTACAGACGTAACTGCACCAACACCAGCATCTGGGGATTTCCTTAAATGGAACGGCACTGCTTGGGTTAATGATCCAATCAACCTTGGAACAGACACCACTGGTAATTACATGCTGGATGTTTCAGCAGGTACTGGTGTTTCGGTATCACATACTCAAGGTGAAGGTTCAACTGCAACTGTATCGCTCAATGCAACTCTTGATAATTTATCAAATGTCACAGTTCCTTCGCCAACAACTGGTGACCTTATTCAATGGAACGGTACTGCTTGGGTAAATGTTGCGTCTTCAACTGTTGGTGCTACAAACCTTGATGGATTATCCGATGTTGTTATTACTAGCCCAGCGCAATATCAAACACTTTCTTATGATGGTAGTACTTGGGTTAATGATTTCCCAACCACCGTATCTCTTGTACAAAACGCTGAGGCTACGACTCTCCAAGTTGGTGAAGCCGTTTACTTGTTTGGTGGTACAGGAAGCCATGCCAGTGTAAAGCGAGCAGGAAATGGTGGAGACTCAACATCTGCTAAAACTGTTGGATTAGTTGGTAAAGCCATAGCCGCAGGAGCAACTGGACCAGTTGTTACTCGTGGTTATGTTTTTGGTATGGATTTAAGTACTGGTTATACCGTTGGTCAAACGTTATATCTTGGTACAAATGGTGGAGTAACTACTACTAAACCGTATGCTCCAGCACACCTTGTTTACATTGGTGTTGTTGTTCGTGCAACTAATAACGGAATCATCTATGTAGCCGCTCAAAACGGTTATGAATTAGATGAAATCCATGACGTAGACCTGATTACAACTCCTCCAACTTCTGGAGATTTCCTTAAGTACAACGGAACACTGTGGGTAAATGACAAAATTGACTTAGGTACTGATACAAACGGTAACTATGTTCAAAACCTAGTTGCTGGTACGGGTATTACCCTCACCAATGGAACTGCTTCTGAGGGTGGTACCCCTACCATTGCAGTAACTGCAAACACTTACCAACCACTTGACGGTGACCTTACAGCAATTGCTGGGCTTGCTGGCACCTCTGGTGTTCTTAAGAAAACAGCCGCAGATACATGGGCGCTAGATACTTCTACGTTCGTAACTACATCCGATACTGGTTCTGTAACCAGTGCCATGATTGCTGATGGAACTATCGTAAATGGTGATATTAGTTCCACTGCCGCTATTGCCCATAGCAAACTTGCTAACGCCACACCTGGTCAAGTTCTTCTTGGTACCACAACTACTGGTGTAGTTACAGCAACCACAGTTTCTGGAGATGTGACTATTACTGGTGCTGGTGTCACCGCAATTGGAAGCGGAGTAATTGTTGATTCTGATATAAGTGCATCAGCCGCCATTGATAAAACAAAGATTTCAGGTACTGCTATTACTGCTGCTGATACGGGCACAGTAACTAGCACCATGATTGCAAATGGCACCATCGTTGATGCCGATATCAACTCAGCCGCCGCAATCTCACTTTCTAAATTAAGTACGACAGGGGCATCTACAGGAAACGTTATTACCTATAACGGTTCAACATGGACAGCCGCATCAGTGGCTAGTGGTGGAGCCAGCGTTACCATTTCGGATACCCCTCCATCGTCCCCAACTAACGGAAACCTTTGGTTTGAATCTGATACGACAAGAACCTATATTAGGTATAACTCTGCGTGGGTAGAAGTTGGCTCAATACCTACAATTCAATATTTAAATGATATTGGAGATGTGCAAGCCGCTACACCAACAACGGGTCAAGTATTACAATGGAATGGAACCTACTGGGTTCCAGCAGTTGCGGCTGGTGGCGGTCTAAACACCACTACTGACGGAGCAATTATAACTATGGCTATAGGAGCATAAATGGCATCTGGAGATAGAACTGAAGCACGACTAGGTGGTCCAACACAATTGGGTACTACCACGACTACGCTCTGCACCGTAACAACTGCTCACACTTTTGTTATAAAGCAAATAATTATTGCGAATACGGACACCATTGACCGTACTGTGACGTTGGCTATTGGTTCAGCCGCAACAGCCGCTAACCGAATCATGTCTAACTTGCCTATTGGCGCAAACGACATTATGGTATTTGATACGGCTTTAGTATTGAACTCCACAGAAACACTACAAGGATTGTCAGATACGGCTTCTAAAGTAACCGTTACCTTAGTTGGATGGGACAAAACTAACTAATGGCTCTTAGTTCTGCCTACGGTCTTGGTTCTATAAGAACAGGTATTTGCACTAGTACTACTCGCCCTGCATCACCCTTTGTAGGTCAAACTATCTTTGAAACAGATACTGGTTTTATAAAAGTGTATACATCCTCTGGTTGGTCCTATGGTTACCCATTTAACCCTTCTTTAACGATGCAATTTGTTGTTGTCGCTGGTGGAGGTGGCGGTGGAACTGGATTAGGTGGTGGCGGTGGCGCAGGTGGTTACCGTTCGTCAGTTGTAGGAGAAAGTTCTGGTGGTGGTGCAAGCGCTGAATCAACTATTGTTTTAACTCCTGGAACTTACGCAGTAACTGTGGGTGGCGGTGGTGCCATTGCTAATAACGGTAATAACAGTATTATTAGTTCAATTACGTCAACTGGTGGTGGCGCTGGAGCATCAGGAAGTGGTGTAATTGCTGGTAACACAGGTGGTTCAGGTGGCGGTGGCTCTGGTAAAACTGGTGGTGGTTCAGGCGGTGTAGGAGGCGCTGGAACCGCAGGGCAAGGTTATGCAGGTGGTACTGGTATCAGTGCGGCGTTGATTGACGGTGGCGGTGGCGGTGGTGGAGCAGGGGCGGTCGGTGGCACAGCAACAAACGCAGCAGGCAACGCAACTGCATCTGGTGGTGGTGGTGTTCAATCTTCTATTACTGGAACTCCTACGTATAGAGCCGCTGGAGGTTCTGGTATTAGTAACACTGGTAGTGCTAGTGGTATTGGTGGTGCATCAGGTGCGGCTGGTACAACTAACACAGGCTCTGGTGGGGGCTATAACGGTGCTGGTGGTTCAGGTATCGTAATTGTTAGGTATCTAAGCAACGTTCAAATTGCTACTGGTGGAACAGTTACTTCTTCAGGTGGTTACATTATCCACACATTCACATCCTCTGGTAGTTTGGTAATAGCATGAGTATTTCAGCATCAGATAAGGGCATGCGCCCAGGAGTTTGTACTTCTACTAGTCGTCCTAGTAACCCCTATATCGGAATGATGATCTTTGAATCAGACACGAATTATGTTCGTGTTTACACCGCATCAGGTTGGTCTGTTGGAATGAATCAAACAACAGCATTTACTGTTACTTACCTTGTGGTCGCTGGAGGAGGTGGCGGTGGTTCGCTTGGCGGTGGCGGTGGCGCAGGTGGTTTATTAACTAGTACTGCAACATTTACTACTGGAAGCACTTATACGATTACTGTTGGTGCAGGTGGAACAGGTGGACTAAATACAACCGTAGGCACACAAGGTGGGTCTAGTTCAATTGTTCTTGGTTCAACAACTATTTCCACGACTACTGGTGGTGGTTACGGTGGCGCTCAGAACAATTCTTCATATTATGCTGGTGGAGCAGGTGGCTCAGGCGGTGGGAACTCTTACTCATATCTCACTGCAATTCGTGCTTCTGGTACGTCTGGTCAAGGTAATGCTGGTGGTCTGAGTTATGGTAGCAACCCATACTTAGGTGGAGGAGGTGGGGGTGCTGGAGCAATTGGTGGTGATGCAACCTCATCTGGTGCTGGTAATGGTGGTATTGGTGTTCAATCAACTATTTCGGGTACTAACACTTATTACGCTGGTGGTGGTGGCGGTAGCAAGCATAACGATTATGGCGGTACTGTCGGAACAGGCGGAAACGGTGGTGGAGGTGCTGGTAGTGGTCTAGTTGCTACTGCTGGAACCGCAAATACTGGCGGTGGCGGTGGTGGTAGCGGTTATTCTGGTGGTACTTATTACACAGGTGGTGCTGGCGGTTCTGGTGTAGTTATTATTAGTTACCCAACGGCTGATGCTGTTGGTAAGACTATTTCTGGTGGTACTAAAACCACATCAGGCACAAACACTATTCACACCTTTACTAGTTCAGGAAGTTTGAGTATCGCATAATGCCTTTCTCATCTGTTATTGGCTCATCATCAATCATGCAACCTGGTGTATGCACCAGTACAAATAAACCTGCCAGCCCTTATGACGGTCAGGTTATTTATATGACTGATGTTGACCAGACGGCGGTGTGGGATGGTACACAGTGGACTGTGTTGGCTCCTATTGCTGGTGGTCGGAACGTGATTATCAATGGTGATATGAAGATTGCACAACGTGGAACAAGTTTTTCATTCCCTTCTGCTGGTGGTGGCTTTTGGTGGGGAGCAGATAGGTTCAACACTATTGACTACACCTGGACTGCTGGTTCAAATATCACAGTTTCCCAAGAAACATCTGTAGTGCCAACTGGTTTCAATTCAGCGTACAAAATTGCTACTGGTGCGACTGGTTTAACTTTTGGTTCTGGTGGTGTTATGCGAATTAGAACATTCATTGAAGGCTTCAATATACGTGCGCATTATTCCAAGACGATGACTTTATCGTTTTGGGTTCGTTCAAGTATTGCTGGAACATACAACCTCTTTTTAGAAAATGGGAACTGGGACGCCAGTACGACAACTCGTGCTTTTCAGCCCGAATACACAATCAGCGCAGCAAATACTTGGGAAAAGAAAACAATTACTATTGATATGGCTTCGGCAACATCTGCTGGAACATGGGGTACAACCAATGGGATTGGTTTAGGCATAACTTGGTGTCTCGGTGCGAATGCAAACAGAACTGGTGACGCATACAAAAGCGGTTGGACAACGTACAGTTCTATACATATGCAGACTTCTACTGGAACTCAATGGGCAACAAACGCTAACGCTACGTTTTACCTAACGGGTGTGCAACTAGAGGCTGGTGCTGTTGCTACACCATTTGAGTTTGAAGATGCACAGGTAACACTTGCTAAATGTCAACGGTATTACTTTAGGGTTGGTGGAGACTCAGTATATAGTCGTTTTGGGTTTGGTCAATTTAGTTCAGCAACCGTAGGCAGGGGGATGGTCCAAACACCAGTCACGCTCAGAGTTGTACCAACTTCAATAGAATACTCAACACTTGCCACATATGACCAAGTAACATTGCAAGCGGTTACATCTCTTACGCTTTCCACCCAAGGTTCAAGCAAGAATATGGTTCAATTTGACATTGCTGTCGCAGCAAACGGTTCGCAATATCGTTGGCTTGAAGTAGTTGCTAATAACTCAACATCTGCTTATTTTGGTGCAAGTGCGGAGTTGTGATGTTTTATTATCTTGATATTGAAACAATGAATGGTATACAACGCCACATCATGCAACGCTTATCAGACGGTGGAGTTATGTCATTTCCTTTAACTGACGATAACCCGAACAAAACCGCATACGACGCATGGGTTGCTGAAGGTAACACCGCAGAAGAATGGTTAGTCAATTAATGGCTGTCACTTTTCCATCCTCCCCAACACTTGGCGATCAATATACAATTGGTCAACGTATTTATGAATATGATGGCTCTGCATGGTTTCTTATCAGTAACATCGTACTTAGTAAGTATGTGATTGATGGGGGCGACCCTACAATCGTTCAGTTTTATGTTCAAACGGCTCCTGTAGACGGTGGTGGTGTGTAATGGCTTTTCAAATCCAATTGCGTAGAGGTACGGCTTCCGCATGGAGTACAGTCAACCCAATCCTTGTTGAAGGTGAAGTAGGGCTTGAATCTGACACAAATAAAATGAAAGTTGGAAATGGTACTTCTGCGTGGAACTCTTTGAGTTATGCGCCTATTGGAACCATTACAAGTAATATGGTTACTACCGCTTTGGGATATACCCCCGCTTCAACTGGCAAATCCATTGCCATGGCTATCGTCTTTGGAGGATGATTTATGGCAGCACCAAACATTGTTAACGTAGCAACAATCACAGGTAAAACAACAGTTTTGGCTGTTACTAACACCGCTACAGCAATTGTCACTAACTCAGCCGCCAGTGGTAAAGTTTTTAAAGTTAATACGTTACTTGTGTCAAACGTTGATGGTACAACCTCATACAACCTTACCGTTGATCTTTTTCGTTCGTCTACTGCATATAGGCTTGCTTATTTAATGGCTGTACCTGCTGGAACTACTCTTGACATACTTTCTAAAGCCATTTATCTTGAAGAAGGTGATTCATTACGTCTTACTGGAAGTACTACCCTTAAACTTGAAGGTGTTTGTAGTTACGAGGAAATTAGTTAATGCCTAGACGACGTGGTAGCGCTATTGGCGCAAAACGAAGTAGTTATGGTGGTGGTATTTGGTCTGTCAATGACCAACAACAAGAAAAAGGACAAAACACTTGGGGTGCTTTAAACATAACCCTTGAGTACTTAATTATTGGTGGAGGAGGAGGTGCTGGAAACGGACACGCATCTGGTGGTGGAGGAGCAGGTGGGTATCGGTCAAGCGTTGTTGGAGAAACTTCTGGAACTAACGTAGCCGTAGAAACCACTTTTACTTTGAATACTGGTTCAACCTATACCGTTGTTGTTGGGGCAGGTGGTGCTGCACAAAATAATGGAAGCAACTCGTCCTTAGATACCATTACATCTCTTGGTGGCGGTGCTGGTGGTACCGAAATTGGTAGTGGCGCTTCTGGTGGTTCAGGAGGCGGTGGAGAAGGTTACCAAGGAAACGTAGGTGGTTCAGGTACTGCAAACCAAGGTTACGCTGGTGGTACTGCTACTCCTGGTGGAACTGGGTACATATCTGGTGGCGGTGGTGGTGGCGCTGGCGCTGTTGGTTCTAACTCTCCTGCATCATCTGTTGGTGGCAACGGTGGTAGTGGAATATCCTCATCTATAACAGGTACTTCTATTGCTCGTGCTGGTGGCGGTGGTGGCGGTAGTTATGGTGGCGCTGCAAGTTCTGGTGGAACTGGCGGTGGCGGTGCAGGAACAAACAGTGGCGCAGGAAGTGCTGGAACGGCTAATACGGGTGGTGGAGGTGGTGGCGCTGGAGGCGCTGGTGGTGCAGGACGAATTGGTGGTGCTGGTGGTTCTGGAGTAGTCATTTTTAGATATCCCACAGCGTCAACAGGTCCATTTACAATTAATGGTGGAACAAAAACTACTTCAGGTCTTTATACTGTTCATACATTTACATCTACAGGTAGTTATACTGTTTCAGCGGCATAAATATAATAAATACAAATACTTTTTAGGAGAAACTTAAATGGCACATTTTGCAGAACTTGGCGAAGACAACATCGTATTGCGAGTCATTGTTGTATCTAACGATGATTGCAAGGACTCAGATGGTAATGAATCAGAGGTTGTAGGCGCTGAATTCTGTCGCAACCTTCTTGGTGGAACATGGAAGCAGACCTCGTACAACGGCAACATGCGTGCCCGTTATGCAGGTATTGGGTACACATACCGATCGGATTTGGACGTTTATATTGCTCCAAAACCTTACCCATCATGGTCGCTTAACGCAGAAACTACTGAATGGGAAGCCCCAGTTGCTCGTCCAACAGATGACAAGCACTACAGTTGGAACGAAGAAGCCCAAACTTGGGATGAGATAGTAATTCCTGCATAATGGACCCGCTTGAATACGAACTGAAGTTTGTAGAGAACAAGAATAAATATAATCTTGGTGCTATAACAGACGGGTCAATCACCACGGCAAAACTAGCCGATGGTGCGGTGACTACTGCAAAGATTGCGTCTGGTGCTGTTACTTCTGAAAAGATTGCATCTGGTGCTGGTGGTATGGCTGTTGTTACGTCTACTACTAGACCAGCATCACCAACAGTTGGTCAAATGATTTTTGAATCAGATACCAATTACGTTCGTGTATACACGTCAAGTGGTTGGTCTGTTGGTATGCGTCAAAATACTAGTTTTGCTGTCACATACCTTGTTGTTGCTGGAGCAGGTGGCGGTGGAAACACGATGGGTGGTGGCGGTGGCGCTGGTGGCTATTTAACAAGTACTGCAACCTTAAGTACAGGGGTTACATACACTGTGACTGTTGGTGCTGGCGGTGCTGGTGCAGCAACAAGAAGTGTTTCTGGTGGCAATGGCACAGATAGTTCAATTTTTCAAGGTGCTACTAATATTGTTACCGCTACTGCGGGAGGTGGTGGTGCGTCCTGGGATACGACTGCTGGAAACGGTGGTTCAGGTGGTGGGCGTTCTGGTAACACTACAGGTAACTTTGGTACTGGCGTATCTGGTCAAGGGTACGCAGGTCAAGACAGAAACAGCACTTGTGGTTCCTACGCACGAGGTGGTGGAGGTGGCGGCGCTGGAGAAGCAGGAGGTACAGACGGCGCATCAGAAGGTGGTGACGGTTTAGCCAGCACAATTACTGGAACATCTACCTATTATGCAGGAGGCGGTGCAGGTGGCGCTAACGGGTGTACAGCAGTAGGAGGGTTAGGTGGTGGAGGAGCAAGTACAGGTAACGCATCAACTGCTACAGCAGGTACTGCAAATACTGGCGGTGGCGGTGGCGCTGGTGGGTATACAAGCACTGCACCAACTGACGGTGCAGGTGGCGCTGGTGGTTCAGGCATAGTTGTAATCCGCTATGCAACTGCTGATGGTGTAGGGAAAACAATTACTGGCGGTACAAAAACCACAGATGGAACAGACACAATCCACACATTTACAACATCTGGTTCACTTTCAATTGCATAAGGTAAAATAGACACCTAATGGCTGTACAAATTCAACTTCGCCGTGGTACTGCATCTGCTTGGACTGCCGCCAACCCTTTATTGGCTGATGGAGAGATGGGTATTGAGTCAGATACCGCTAAATTTAAAATTGGTGATGGTGTAACCTACTGGACTAGCCTTGCTTATGGTGGTATTGCTGGAACCAACGGTACAAATGGAACCAATGGTCAAGGTGTGCCTACAGGTGGAACTGCTGGTCAAGTTCTATATAAGAACTCTGGAACTAACTACGACACATCGTGGGTAGCAGTACACGAAACAGATCAGTTTATACTTAGTTCTCAAATATTTAGTTAGGAGTAATAGTGGCAACATATAACAAATTAGCACTACAACCAGCAGGTTCAACAGGAACAGGTCTCGGTATCCTTGTCGCTGCAACTGCTACCGCTGGTACTGCGATTCACACGGCTTCATCAACGGCTACAACCATTGATGAAATTTGGCTGTACGCAGTTAATACTTCTGCATCAGACGTAAAGTTGACGATTGAATGGGGTGAAGCAACTGCACCTAACGGCAACATTGAATATACGGTAAAAGCCGAAAACGGTTTGTATTTGATTACCCCTGGTTTGCTTTTGCAAGGCAACGCAACACCTAAAGTAGTTAGAGCATTTGCCGCTACAACCAACGTCATTGTAATTCATGGGTACGTCAACCGCATTACAGCATAAGGTTTCATGCCAACATTTAATAAAAACACTCAAGGTGGTAAGTCTTTAGCGACCACTCTTGCCCCACGTTCTAAT